ATATGTGCAGTATGACTCTACCGAGGCAGACAACGCAACATTCAAGGTATACTACAGATACGCAACAGGTGACACAATAGTCACCACTGAGAACGACACGACCACACCCACATTTGTAGGCAGTGAGACGTTCACCATCCAGGCCAGTGCCAAGAACTCAACTGAGTTGACTTCGGCAGTCACTGTCTCGATGAGTGGTACGACAGTTGCTGACTTCGTGAGTGACTTCAACTCAGCCAACGTGGCCAACACTGAAGCGAGCGTGACATCATCAGGAGAGATACAGATCAAGCACACACAGGGTGGTGTGATCATACTCAAGGACACATCAGGTACTCCTGTTGCTGATGCTGGAATTTCCAGCTCATTGGACAATGTTAGAGCAGGCAATGACTCAGATCTGATACTGTCCAACTACGTTCCATTGACATACACAGCAAAGACCAGCGAGCCCACACAGGATCCAGCAGACGGTACATATTGGTACTACTCGGCAAGCGACCAGTGGGATATCATGATACAGGACGGCGGTACCTGGAAGGGTTATCAGAACGTGAGCACTGACTCACGTGGATTTGACCTAACCACTGCATCACCAAATGGTCCTATCGTGAGTGCTACCGCTCCAACACTACAGTCTGATGACACAGCATTGGTATACGGAGATCTTTGGATCGACACCAGCGACCTGGAAGACGTCAAGATCAAGCGTTGGCAGGCTGTTGATTCAGTCGATCAGTGGGTGACCATTGACAAGACAGACCAGACAACAGAGAACGGAGTGTTGTTTGCTGATGCACGTTGGGCAGGCGATGGCACCACAGATCCAGTCACAGACGACATACCAACAATCAAGTCACTGTTGACCAGCAACTACGTTGACATTGACAGACCAGATCCTACACTGTATCCACAGGGCATGCTACTGGTCAACACCAGACGCTCCGGCTTCAACGTCAAGGAGTTTGATTCAAACAGATTCAACGGAGTTGACTATCCAGATGATGTCTTGCCAACAGAAAAGGATGCCTGGGTCACAGTTTCAGGCAACAAGGCAGATGGTTCGGCATACCAGGGACGCAAGGCTGTGCGTAAGATCGTCACAGACAAGTTGAAATCAGGATTGGATGCCAACACAGAGATACGTGAGGAACAGAAACAATTCAACCTATTGTCAGCACCAGGATATCCAGAGTTGATATCAAACCTAGTGACACTGAACAATGACAGAAACAACACAGCATTTGTGGTAGGTGATTCACCGATGAGATTGGCTGATTCAGCCACTGACGTGGTCAACTGGGCAACAGATGCCAATGGCGCAGGCGTAGACGGCGAGGACGGACTGACAACTGCTGATCCATATGTTGGTGTTTTCTATCCAAGTGGTAGGACAACAGACCTGTCAGGCAACACAGTGGTAGTTCCAGCAAGCCACATGATGCTGAGAACCATGGTGAGATCAGATGAGATCAGTTACCCATGGCTGGCACCAGCAGGTGGACTGCGAGGCACGATCGACAATGCTTCAGCATTGGGTTACGTCAGCTCAGCCACAGGCGAGTTCACACAGACTGCTGTCAGACAGGGACTGCGTGACACACTGTATGAGAACAAGGTCAACCCATTGACCAACCTACCGGGCGGTGGATTACAGAACTACGGCAACAAGACAGTGGCCAGCACACCTTCGGCACTTGACAGGATCAACGTGGCACGTCTGATCGCTTACCTACGTGACAGACTGGAGGCACTGGGCAGAGGCTACATCTTTGAGCCAAATGACACACTGACACGCAATGAGATCAAACAAGCGGCTGAACAGTTGCTGAATGATGTCACTGCCAAGCGTGGTATCTACGACTACCTGGTGGTGTGTGATGACACCAACAACACTTCGGATCGAATTGATCGCAACGAGTTGTATGTGGACATTGCCATCGAGCCAGTCAAGTCAGCAGAGTTCATCTACATTCCATTGAGAATCAAGAACACTGGAGACATCGCGGCAGGCAACCTATAGTATAGAATAATATACGCAGATAATGGCACTTCGGTGCCATTTTTTGTGGCCAGCGGTTGATAAATACGTTACATAGAAACAAGGAGAAATACACATGGCAGTTTCATCATTGACAAAAATGACAGTGCCTTTAGCGTCAGACCAGTCTAATGCTAACCAAGGCCTGTTGATGCCCAAATTAAAATATCGCTTTAGGACGGTATTTGAGAACTTAGGTGTGAGCACACCAAGATCAGAATTGACAAAACAGGTTATTAGTTTCACCAGACCATCAGTGAGCTTTGAGGAAATGATGATAGACATCTACAACTCAAAGATCAAGTTGGCTGGTAAGCATAGTTGGGAAGATGTCACGGTTGAATTGCGTGACGATGCTTCAGGCAGTGTTGCTAAACTAGTAGGCGAACAGTTGCAGAAACAGTTAGACTTCATGGAGATGTCTAGTGCGGCGGCTGGTATCGACTACAAGTTCATCACAAGATGTGAAGTGCTGGACGGCGGCAACGGTGCCAACGAACCAAACGTGTTGGAGACATGGGAACTATACGGTTGTTACCTAACAGCAGTGAACTACAACGACTTGAACTACGGTGAATCAGCACCAGCGACAGTCTCATTGACCATCAAGTTTGACAATGCTGTACAGACACCATTGGGTACTGGACTCGGCACCAGCGTCGGTAGGGCACTAGGCGAAGTAGTCACAGGCTAATCTAAATGGCAGGCATATTTGAGAATGACCTTCTCAATGGTTTCCTGGGCAGTGAAGGCCTAAAAGACTTCAGGCACGGCTCCAAGACCTTTAGGTCCGGTGGCTATGCACTGGCACCACGTTACAAGTTTTTATTTCATGTGTATTTCAACTTGAACGTGGCCGCCATACCAGGTCTGAGACAGCTCGTGGGCAGGGACGAACAAGACAGGCTGAGCCTGTTGGTCAAGAACATCCAGTTGCCCAACTACACCATTGAGACCGATACTCTCAACCAGTACAATCGCAAGAGATTGGTACAGAACAAGATAGAATATGATCCCGTGACCATCACTTTCCACGATGACCACAGCGATCTGGCACGCAAGCTCTGGTTCAATTACTTCAGTTACTACTACAAGGATGCCAACCAGCCATACAATGCCAACATAGCATCCAACACAGCGTTGACCAACCAGGCACCAGGTGCCAGGGCTGGCTACAATGACAGGGACACCTATGCTGATCAACGTGCGGGCAATGACTGGGGATATTCCGGAGAAGGCGGTGCCCAGGGCGGCAAGCCATATTTCTTCCGGGACATCACCATCTACGGCATGAGCCAGCATGATTTTGTGTCATACACGCTGATCAATCCACACATCATATCATACAGACACGACACCTATGACTACAGCGATGGCGGTACACCCATGCAGAACACCATGGAGTTGCGATACGAAACGGTCAAGTATGGATCGGGCAAGCTCAACGGAAGTACGGGTGCACCTATCCCAGGATTCGCAGATTCGGCATACTATGACAAGACTCCGAGCTCACTGAGCAGACCAGGTTCCAACACCAGCGTGCTGGGACAGGGTGGACTGATAGATGCTGGACTTGGCATCTTTGATGATCTGTCCTCGGGCAACCTATTGGGTGCGGCCATCAAAACTGCACGTGTGTCCAGATCCATCGACAGAGATGGCATCAAGGGAGTCAAGGAAGAGTTGAAGGGTGCGGTAATCAGACAGGGACTGCCCGCGGCAGTCAAGGCGATACAGACCATCCCAGTGCCCAAGAGGCAGGGACCAACAACGCCAACATTCCCAGGCGGACCAACACCGATACTGGCAACACCAGCACCGAATCCACTGAGCCTGGACCTATCTGACAACAACCTGCCAACCAATCTAGTCAACAGCAACACCAATGCAGTGGTGAACACAGCGGGCGGACGCAATCCCGGCACAACAGGTTACTCTGCCAGGGATCTGGTGGATACCACCACCAATGCCGACGGCACGCTGACCAGGACCACCAAGCAGACACTGTCTACCAACGCCTCTACCCTGGGCACAGCAATAATCAACCCAACATAGTCCAGTAGGTTAAATACTATTATGGGCACAGTCAACGTAACAAAGAACACACAGGACCAGTCAGTAACCATATTTGACCAGTTCTACAACAGGACCACTGCGATATCTCAGAATGACTATGAGATCGTGAGCACGTTTTTCAAGGCATATGGATACGACAGCGACATCGCAGATGACTTCACTTCAGTATTCTTCCAGATCCTGGAGGCATACGACATCACACGGGACGAACTGCTCAAGGAATTCCAGGGCGCCGGAGATGCCGTGGCACTGACAGAGACAGTGGCATACTATCTCAACGGCCTGAGATCAAAATCAACACTGGTGGGCGTCGGCGTGGTACAACAACCCAATAATTACGCGGCCCGAAACGTAGTCAAGTAATGGCCAAGTGGGCACAGGGCGACTACGTGCTTCGACATCCAGAGAAGTATGTGGGCATCAAGGGACCCCATTACCGGTCCGGTTGGGAACATGCCTTCATGAGATTCTGTGACACACACCCCAGCGTGACCAAGTGGGCCAACGAGTCCGTCAAGATACCCTACAGGGACCCATTCACTGGCCGGCAACGCAACTACGTGCCAGACTTTTTAGTGCAGTACCAGAACAAACATGGTAAATTAATAACGGAACTGGTGGAAATCAAACCCAAGAACCAGAGCATAATCGAGAGCAAGAATCGCAATCGACGATTGAGGGAAACAGTGGCATTGAACCATGCCAAATGGGAACAGGCCGCCCGCTGGTGCAAGGCAAACGGCATAACCTTCCGCGTGGTAACGGAAGAAGACATATTCAGGAGTGGTGCTAGATAATGACAAGGAAATTGGAAGAGATGTTTGACCTGGATCCAGTGGAGCAACAGCCAGACAATGAACTACACAAGCCCATTGAACAGGCCAGCACGCCCATTCCGGCCGACACATTCAAGAACATCGACAAGATAGAGTCGGCACTGCCGGCAGTGAAGGGACTGGAGGCCAGCGACCAGGAGATGGATGAGCTGGGACAACTGGCACAGAACTCCTACAGGGACCTGATGGACCTGGGCATGAACGTGGATTCAAGATTTGCCAGCGAGATATTCCAGGTGGCCAACAACATGTTGGGACATGCCATATCTGCCAAGACTGCCAAGATCAACAAGAAGCTCAAG